GCACTTAGTGATAAACCACCAGCAAGAGTTTCTCCTGCCGCAGTTGTAATACCAATTAATGCTCTGTGAATGAAAAACTTAGTGGGTGTTACTAATCCGTCTGGTGCGTCTGTATTTAATGCACCAAGCTCTACAAGTACGTCACCATCGCCATATGCAGTTGATGCTGCGTTTGTTGATGCCAATGTACCAGCAAAAGATTGAATCTTTCTAGTTCCCATTGATACTAGTTGTCCAGTTGAGTTAACTGAAAAACCAGTTTCTGTAATCGCGCCAGTAGAAGCTGCTTTATTAATTACGTTAAAGCCGCCCTCTGATCTGACTGGACCACTAAAAGTTGTATTTGCCATATTAATATCCTCCTAGATATTTTAAATGTAGTCCCTAGGGATGTCGACTATACGCGTCTACATTTAATTTATTTTAATTTGTATAGTATAATTTCTATACAACAGTTTTAAGTAGAGCGCAAGAGAGCCTGTAATGCGGATTGTTTTTCCAACGATGTAGCTTTTTATTAAGTTGCTACTGAAACTTGTGGAGCTGCTTCCTCAATTTTATTTTGCAGATGCTCTTTTTGTGCCTCTGCAGCTTTTATATGGGTAAGAACTTCTTTAACTTGTCTGTCAATCTTAACCATATTAAGGGTATATCTACCCTCCTTGAGATGTTCCTGCTCCCATTTGAGATCCAGACCTCTTTTCTTCTGATAAAGGTCTTGTAGATGTTGCATCATCTCCTCCATTTATAACCTCCTCATAGGTTATTCTGTTTACCTTGGGATCCATCATTTCTCCAAGATACTCCCACTTTATATCTTTTTTTCCTAGTTTGTCAACTATGGCATTTTCGATATCTAAAGGGCCGTCTAAAGAAGTTATGATAAAATCTGCATGATATTTGTATGCAGAAATCTTAACTCTGAATTGTTTGGGGTGCATTTTTTCTTTCTATTGTTTGATTAAGGCGGGATTGTGTCCCGCCTTAAATTATTTAGATTACGCTCCTGGTGATCCGAAGATACCTCTAGGGTCTGAGAATCCAAAAGAATATCTCTCTCTAGCTTTGTATCTTACGTTTCCAGTTTCAAAGTCACCTTCCATTGCAGTTTTGATTGGTGCTCTAACAAACATTTTTAGTCCATTAGGAACATCAGTCTTAATGAAAAACGCATCTGTGTCAGTTAGGTAGTGGTTCACAGTGTATCCCTGTGGAATCATACCCATGCTGCCAACTGCGTTGATATCATTATCTGCAGTAGCTGTTCTACCTTGAGACTTCATAAGTCTTTCAGCAGTAAATTGCAGAGCAGAAGGAATAATTAATTTTACTCCTTTAGCTGCAATTTTTAGACCTCTTTCGTCTACTAACGCTGCTATGTCAATTAACGACTGCTCTAACGAAGTTTCGTTTAAGTCAGCTGCAGTTGACAATTCATTTCTGAATGTTCCAGCAACGATTGGGTGGTCAGTAGCACAAAGCTCCTTACCGTCACCACCTGTGAAAGACGAACTAAATGCATTGTTTAATACATTAGCTGCTTTAACTTGTTTCGCATTTGCCATAGATCTAGCTAACGCTTTTGTATATCTAGACGCAAGTCTGTCATACAAGTTATCTTCGATAGCTTCTTCTGTAATTGCGAACGCTAAAGCAAGTGTCTCGTGAGTGTATCTAGCAGTGAAAGTTTCTTGTGCTGTATCAAAGTTTACGCTTGATCCTTCAGGTTTTACTGAAGCATTAGCGAAACCAGATAACATCACTTCTTCTTCAAAAGCTCTGTCAGAATTTTCGATGTCGTAAATCTGAGTGTGCTCATCTGCATAGTTTTGGTATTCCAGGCCGAATAAAGCATTCAAACCTGGCTCTAGTTCTTTAACTAGTTGTGATCGTGATATAGCCATAATTTATTACTCCTATTCTATTATACGCCTGTTGTTAATTTAAATACATGCTCACCTGTGTTGAATACAACGTATGCATTCGCATTTGCTGAACTTGTATCACTATTATCTGGATCTTTTGATATACCGATTTGTTTGAAACCACCAGATGTTCCAGAAGTAGACGTGTCAATTTCTGAAGTTGATTGTCCAGAAAGAGTGCTTCCACTCGTTCCAACAAAGTCAAATGCAGAGTTGTTCATCGCCGCTGTTCCTGTGCCATCATGTTGTGCTTCGTACACGATATAAGGATCCACGAACACTGAAGCTACAATATCCGAAGCGTTTGTGCTTGCAGGATAAAAAGCTTTAAATGTCGGTTTACTTGTTGACGGATCAGTGAAAAAACAACCACCGAATACACCTATTTGTTGAGTGTCTCCAGCTGCTGCCTGCTCAATGCCGCCACCCGCTACTGCTTCTACCACTTGACCATTGAAAATCGATGTTCCGTGGTTTGCTGCTATAGCGTACTCTTCCGTTCTGATTCTTCCACCTGTAAGATGTCTTGTAGGTTTAAAACCGAACGCCGCGTCTTTATTAGCCATGTTTATCTCCTTTTGTCTACCGAGGTAGACGATTTAATTTAATTCGTTGGCTAAAGAATTGTTAAAAAATTAACTTTTCTTTGTACCACCGAAGGTTACACGAGTCTGTCGATCACTATTGATCGGCATACTTGGATGCTGCTCCTTCATTAAATCATTTTCTATCGCGTCGTTTCGATCTTTTGTTTGTTGTTCAAAATACTCTTTGCGCGCCTCAACGATCTCTTCCGGTATCCTTGCCAGCAAAAGGCCGCCAACTCCGATCACCCCCTTGTATTTACCGTCTTGAATAGTTGGATAGTCAACATCTGAATATTGATCAGCTCTCACTAATTCAAATCCTGATCTTAACTTAGCTGACATGTTCGATGTATCATCAAATCCCATCGATTCAGCTCTTATCCACCTATGTTTAAAACCATCTGGTGCAGGTGGTGCATCTAAAGATGATGGTGGAGTCCAAACTTTTTTCTGTTGTTTAGGTTTTGTTTGGCTCGCACGAGAGTCTATTTTTTTATTTTCCATATGCCTAAGCCCCTTTCGTGATTTTTAATTGTTTCGCATATTCTTCTAGTGGCACACCTAATTTTTTAGCAATTGTTACTTGAGATGGCGTGAGTCTCACCGTTTTCTGCGACTTATTGTTTACACTTCGCTTTGCTGAAGCTACTGTTTGTGTCGGTTTAGTCGTTACCGTATCTTCATTTGTACTAAATTTATGTGGAAAGTCAAGCCTCATACGCTTATCTATTTCAGTATAATACTCATCTGATTGAGCATCAAAGCCCTCTTCCTCAGTTAATTTTTTATGTAAATCAAATACAGTGTATGTCATGGCACTGTCTGTTCCAAACCAAGGGTTTTTTTCTGCCCATGCTTCAGCTTTTGGATCAGGTGTTGGTTGTTTAGGTGCCATTGCTTGATCTAATGTTTGAGTCTGAGTTTCTGCAGGTTTAGCTGCAGCTTGTTTTTTTAGATTAGCAACTCTAGCCTCCTCTACACCTAATCTAGCTATCATTTTTTGTGCCTCTACTTCAGCAGCTACATCACCTGCCTCTCTAGCTTTAACTAGTTGCGATTGTGCAGCTTGTAATCCAGAAACAACTCTGCCCTCCATGGCAGTCATGTAGTTAGGCTCTATCGTAGATAATTTAGTTTTTAAACTTTCTTGTTCTTTTTGAACTCCCTTAGCATATTCTATGGCAGCTTCTTTTTGTCGTTCTGCTTCACGCCATTTTTTAGTTAGCTTTGCAATTCTTTTTTGAACACCTTCACTATAATCTTCTAGTTCTTTTTTCTTTTCTTCTTTTGGCTCTTCTACTTTTGGTTCTTCTTTTACTTCTTCAACTTTTATTTCTTCTTTTGGTTCCTCTACTTTTGGTTCTTCTTTTTTATTTTCCTCAACATTAACTTCTACCTCTGGTCCAGAGGTATCTATGTCAACCATGGGTTCTAGTTTTTTTTCTTCTGCTTCTGGCATAGTTTCTCCTTCTATGTTTAGTATTGATGAAATATATCTTCAGGGTTTTCGATGGTTGCTAAAATTTCATCATCATTTAGCAATCTAACTTCCCCACCATCGATTTGCATTCTAGATCCAGCATATCTTGCGTAAATAACCCAGTCGCCTTTTTTACACCAAGGGCCTTCAGGATATCTTTCTTTGTCGTAACATTGTGAACCCATTTTTAAAACTAATCCACATTGTGATGCAACTTGCTGTCTCTCTAAAGTTTCTTGACCAAGATAAAGTCCGCCTTTAGTTTTATCTTTCATTTTAAAAGGTAAAACTAAAACTCTCCATCCAGTCGGTTCTGGTAATTTAGAATTTTCTTTTTTTGATAAATCTACTTCTGGTTCTTTTTCAGCTTCTATCTTATCTAATAGTGCTGGTTTAAGTTTTGGTACCTCTGTTGAGATCGATGACTGTTCCTTTTTCATTTTTTTGCTCCTTATTATCTAGCAGGTTAGAGATTTCCTGTAACATAATTTGATATGTATTAGCTTGTCCTAGTAGATACTTATATTTTTCCATGTTGTCAACCCCGCCACTAATCAAAATATCTCCTATCTTTTGTAGGTTGTCTCTCATTAACTTTTGTAGTTTAGCGACTATTACTAATCCATCTTCCATTATAGCTGTGTTCCTTTCTCTGGTTCAAACTCATCTAATACATCAAGTTTTTCTTTTGCATTAGCTATCTTTTCTATTTGTTTATTTACCTCCTCAATATGCTGAGGGTGCTCTCCTATACCAACACTATTTTCTAAATATATGTTTGCTGTGGCATCAGCCTCTGCAATCTCGGCTTCATATCTAGCACGAAGTGCTTCCAGTATTGCTCTTCTCACGCTCTAGCCTTTCTTATAGATTCTTTTCCTTTTTTAAATATAGAGGCTACTTCTCTTTTACCCATGACCTTTGCTCTTTGCTCTCCAACAGTTAAAATTTGAATTTTTCTAGCAAACGGTTTAGATATCTTTTTAACTTTCGCCACCGTCTTTCTCGCATCTGTCGGCGTTGCAAACTTAATCCTAACAGTGTCACGCGGGTTTTCGTCAGTATAAAGTCGTCTACCACTGCCTTTAGGTTTCTTACCTGTTCCCGTTTTTGGATCTGCCACTTAAAACTCCTTTCAAAGTCTTTGCTTGACCTGCATGTGCTTTAGATGCTTTTTTTAAAGCCTTCATGACTTTTTTTATTTTAGCTTTTTGTTTTTTCATATTTCTCCTTCCAATATTTTGCTCTTTCTAGTCTTCTAATTCTATAATCTAGTTTGTCTAGTCCTAATATTTTTTTAAAAAAATCTACTAACATTTCCATCTTCTACGAGCTTGTCTTAGTCTTGAGTTAGGATCTCTCGCAGCTTTAGGAAACTTTTTCATTTGACCTGCGCTTCTTGCGCAGAAAGATTTACGTCTCTTAGCAGCTTTAGATCCTGGTTTGACTTTGCCAGTGACCGCTGTTTTTAATTTAGAAC